TGAGGCCCGACCATCTCGCCAAGGAAGCCGACCGGCTTTCGAACGACGAAGTTTTTATCAAGGCATTGTCTGACATTCGCGCCGACGCGCTGGCCGCGCTCGTTGAAGCGAACGCCGACAATTACACCGACATCGTGCGCCTGCAACAGCGGGTGCAAGTGATCGACGAAATCCGCGAGATGCTGGGCCGCTACATCATGGCGACCGCTGCGCCGCAGGAAGAAAACAGCCCCTTCGCATAGGGCCGCTGTAAAAACCAAGGAGACTAGATGTCCGACACCAACCTCGCGGCGGAAGCCGTGACTGGTAGCGAAGAGCCGTTGACGGTAGACGCCGGAACGGACGCAATTGCCGACCTTTTGAATGGCCCGGAGACGGCCCCCAAGAAAGAGGACGGAGAAGAAATACAGGCTGACGACGAGCAGGAAACCGAAGGCGATAAGCCCGAGGAAGAAAGCGAAGCGGAAGCCGACGAGACCGAAGCCGAGAAGGACGAAGACGGTCAACAGGAAGGCTACGAGAGGGGCAAGTTCGCGGCAGATACCGCGAATGTGCGTCTCAAGGATGGCACTGTTATCTCCGTTCAAGACCTCAAGCGCGGCTATCTCGCACAACAGTCTTTCACTCGCGGCACCCAGGAAAACGCTAAGGAACGTGAAACCTTAGCCTCCCAGAAAGCCGAGATTGAAACACACGCTCGCACCTTACAAGCGCAGCGGGATTTTCTCTTAAGAGCATCGCAGCAGTTTTTGCCGCAGCCGCCCGACGAGTCGTTGCTGGACCAATCGTCCGCAAGCTTCGATCCGCTCCGGTACATGGCCGCCAAGGCTGACTACGAGAAAAAAATCGGCGCCCTTCAGCAGTTGCAACAGATGTCGCAATCCGACATCGCCCGCATGGAGCGGGAACAGCAACAGCAAAAGGAGCAAATGCGCGCCCGTGAAGCCAAGGCGCTTCTTGAATCGATGCCCGAGCTAGGAAAGCCGGACGTTTACAAGAAGTTCTGGGCGGACACGGTGGACACGATGGCGGAATACGGGTTCTCGGAAGAAGAACTAAACGAGTCCATCGACCATCGCACCTACAAGATATTCCGCGATCTAGCGGCGTATCGACGGGCGCGAAAGAACCTTCCTGCGGTCAAGGAGGCGGTGCAATCAAAGCCCGTCCTGACCGGCAAGAAGCGCATGGAGCCGCAAGAGAAGTCATCCCGTGAAAAGCAGGCAAGGCAAGAGCAATTGCGCAAGACCGGCTCATTCGATGCCGGAGTAAACGCGCTCATGGACCTTGATCTTTAACGGAGAAAACAAGTGGCACAGATTGCCAATACCTATGAGAGTTATGACGCGAAAGGAAATCGCGAAGAACTCGCAGACAAAATCTATCAGATCACCCCGGAGGAAACTCCCTTCCTCTCGCTGATCGGCCGCAAGTCCGTCGCCTCCACTCATCCCGAGTGGCAGACCGACTCGCTCGCGTCCGTCGATACGGCCAATAACCAGCCGGAAGGCGACGATTGGACGTATGATGCCGTTGCGGCCACAACGCGAGTTGGCAACTACTGCCAAATCTCGAACAAGCGCATCATCATCTCGCGCACCCAGGACAAGACTTCGAAGGCGGGCCGCAAGTCGGAACTCGCCCGCGAAATCGCGAAAAAGGGTGTCGAGCTTCGCATTGACATGGAGGCCATCTGCCTTTCGAACCAGGCTTCTTTGGCCGGTTCGGGGAATGGCGCCACCAATCGCAAGCTTGGCGGCTTCCGTGCGTGGCTATCGACGAATGACTCGATGGACGGCGGCGGTTCGTCCGGCGGCTTCAACAGCTCGACCAACATCGTTGACGCGGCCACCAATGGCACCCAGCGTGCGTTTACCAAGACCATCCTCGATGCGGTCATTCTTTCGACCTACAACGCGGGCGGTTCCCCGAAGACGCTGATGTTGTCGCCGTATGCGAAGACGGTGTTTTCGACCTTCATGTCGGATACGAACGTCGCGCTTCAGCGTTTCGAAGCGAATGGCAAGGGCCAGACCACCATCGTGGCCGCTGCCGATATGTATCTGTCGGACTTCGGTACGATCTCGGTTGTGCCTAATCGCCAGATGGCCCGTGCCGGTGCGACGGTTGCGCGTAATGCGTTCCTGATCGATCCGCGCATGGTTTCGCTGGGCGTGTTCGATGACATCAGCCTGGAGAAGCCCGCCAAGACCGGCGACGCAGAGAAGCGCGTCCTCGTCACCGAATACACGCTGCTCGTGAACAATGAAGCGGCGCACGGTGTCGCGGCCGACCTCTACGGCCTGACCTCGGCGAGCTAAGGAGATACGAACATGCCTGTTACTCACGTTCCCGTCCTGATCTCGGACGCTTCTACCTATACGATGCTGGCCCGCAATTCTGGGCTTACGCATTGGCTGCCTGATCTTAGTCAGGACATCACCATCACCATGCCGTCTCCGAAGGCCGGTTTGTGGTTCGAGTTTGCGTATGCCGGGGCGGCTGCTGACGCGGCTGACTGGGTTATTACGACCGGCTCGGACACGAACTACTACAAGGGCGGCGTCGTGTTCCTTGACACCGATGCTGCGGATACCGGCGACGAAGTTTCGACGGTCCACAGCGACGGCAACTCGAACTCGAAGCTTACTGTGCTCACGCCGCAGGCAGGCACGCGCCTCCGGTTCGAGTGCTATGACGGCACGACCTGGTACGTTAACGGCACTGTCGTTAGCGTGACCGTCCCGACGATGGGCGACCAGTAAGCCTAGCCTACATCAATCGAGAGGGGCGGGCTTCGGCTCGCCCTTTTCATTTCAGGAGCCATGAATGGCAAAAGCCGCAACCAAGACGGAAGAAATCGTGACGGAAACGAAGCCGAAGGAAGCTTTGTTCTGTGTGGTGTTGAACAAGCACCATTGCCCTGCGGGCGCCTATGAGATTGTGGGCTACCTGAAGCCAAAGGTGGAGCGCAAGGATTCGACCGGCAAGATGATTATGGTCGAGCCTGAGCAATTCGTCGAAGGCGAGATGCATCCGGCGCCGCTGCCCGGAACGGGTTTTCCGAACAAGATTTGGGCCGGGACGCATATCAAGCTTCCGGTTGATGAAGCCCGCCGTTTGGTCGCTGCCAAGTTGGCGGATCGCGCAGATGCCATCGCTGCCTGATCCTTCCCGCATTCCCGATCACCTATGGGAATTTGAGAAGTTTTCAGAGGACGGCCTGCGGCGTCATTACGTCTATTGGGTTGACCGCGAAAAAGGTCTCGGCTTCCGCAAGACGGAAAACGTAGTCGAGGAAAGCTTGCTCGCACAGAACCGCGAAAGCTTCAACGACTCGTTCGGCAAGCGGTTCCGGGATGACCCGATGGGGACCAAGATCGCATCGGTTCCGCTCAATGTTTTCTATCGAGACTTTGCCAAGCGCCTGAAGGAGGGCGACGACGATTTTACGAAGTGGTGGCTCGACCATGAAAACAATCGGCCGTTTAGAACCTTTCGCGGGCGGGTAGGCTAGTGGCCGTTTCTACGTACACAGAATTACAGAGTGCTGTCAGTAATTGGCTCGGCGGCCGTTCTGACCTGACCTCGCGCATTCCAGAATTTATCACGCTATGCGAGGCGAAGCTTAATCGCGAGCTGCGTTCAACGCAGATGGACACGCGGTCTTATACCGCCGTCAATACCGCGAACACCGAGCCGGAATTTATCACGCTGCCAGGTGACTTTCAGACCATGCGGCGGGTGCGGTTATCGGGCGAGACTGGCAAGCCCGCGTTGGAGTTTGTATCCCCGCAGCAGATGGATTCGTTCCGCTACGACCGGGCAAACGTGTCGGGCGTGCCTGCCTATTACACGATCTTCGGCACGGAGATGGAATTATTCCCGACGCCGGATGACGATTACACGCTTGAAATCATCTACCGCGCGAACATTCCGGCGCTCGCCTCTAATTCAACAAACTGGCTCCTGACGGCGTCGCCCGATCTTTACCTGTACGGCGCGTTGATGGAAGCTGCGCCCTATATCGCGGATGATGCGCGCATCAACACATGGGCCACGGGCTATCAATACGCCATTGACGGCCTAAACCGCCTTGGCTTCCAGCAAACATTTGCATCCGGCCCTGCGGCCGTGCGGATTGAAGGGCCGACACCCTAATGGCTAACGCGATCTATCCAAAATACAAGGAGTCTCTGATAAGCGGCGGCTCAAACGTCAACCTGTCATCGGGGACGGTGAAGGTGGCGCTGGTCGATACCGGCACTTACACCTATTCAGCCTCGCATGACTTTTATGATGACGTGTCGGCGGCTGTTGTAGGAACACCGCAGACCATCGGGAGCAAGACCGTTACCAGCGGGACGTTTGATGGCGCGGACGTGACGTTTACGACCGTCTCCGGTTCGTCTGTCGAGGCGATTGTGATCTACGTTGATAGCGGCGCTGCCGCCACGTCGCCTCTCGTCGCCTATATCGACACATCCGTTACCGGGTTGCCGGTCACGCCGAACGGCGGCGACATTTCGATTGTCTGGAACGCCTCCGGCATCTTTACCCTATAGGCCACACATAAATGGCGACTGCCAAGCTTTACAACCTGGCGCGGATGACAACCGCGACGACCGGGACCGGCACCCTTACGCTCGGCTCTGCGGCGACCGGGTTTATTTCGTTTGCAACGGCCGGCGTGTCCGATGGCGAGTCTATCACCTATGCTATCGAGGACGGGAATAACCGCGAAATTGGGCGCGGAACTTATACCGCGTCCGGCACGACGCTTTCCCGTACTGTCCTGAAAAGCACCAATGCCGGCGCGGAAATCAATCTTTCCGGTTCGGCTCAGGTTTTCATTACCGACGCTGCGGAAGATCATATCGCGGGTCCGGCATCGGCGACTGACAATGCCATTGTTCGTTTCGACGGCACGGGTGGCGCCACGATTCAAAATAGCGTTGTCACGGTTGCCGACACCACGGGCACCCTATCCACATCCGGCGGCGGCGATCTTGGCATTGTAACGACCGCGCCTTGGGGCAGTGTGTTCCTGGCATCGGCCAAAAAGATCGACTTCGCCGCTGGCGACGTAACGATTACCCATGCCACCAACTCGCTTGCCTTTGCGGGCGCGTCGTCGGGCTATACGTTCGACGCGGCGCCGCTACCGTCCGCCAACGATGGCGCGGCATTGGGCGCGAGCGGTACGGCATGGGCCGACCTGTTTTTAGCGTCCGGCGGCGTCATCAACTGGAATGCGGGCGACGTAACGGTCACGCATTCCGCTAACACGCTGGCATTCGCTGGCGCGTCGAGCGGGTATAGTTTTGATGCGCAAGTTACAATCAGCGTTGGGAATCTTCAATTAACTGCAAGCGGCGCCAATATTGAAATTGGATTAGCCGGAACCAGCAATACCCCATACATTGATTTTCATTCAAGCGCATCTTCGACTGATTATGATGTCCGATTGCAATCAAGCGGCGGCACTGGTTCTGCCGGGGCGGGAACGCTTACAATAACCGCAGGTAGTGTCACAATCGGCACGTCTGCGGCGTTCACGACCGGCACCATCGAACTAGGCGCGGCGTCCGACACCACGCTATCTCGCGCCGCAGCGGGCATCCTCGCCGTCGAGGGTACGCAAGTCATGATGGCTGGCAAGCACACCATATGGGTGCCTGCCGCCGCGATGACGGCGCGAACCACGAACGGCGCCGCGTCCGGTTCATCTGAAATGTCTACTAACAAGCAAATGTTTAAGACGCTGGACTTCGATACGTCCACGCAGGAATTTGCACAGTTTGCCATTCACATGCCGAAGGGCTGGAATGAAAGCACGGTAACTTTTCAGCCGGTTTGGTCCCACGCTTCGACCACGACGAACTTCGGTGTTGTGTGGGCGCTGGAGGGATATGCGTTCTCCGATGACGACGCGGGCGATGCGGCATTCGGTACGGCGCAGACTTCGACCGACACGGGCGGCACGACAAACGATATTTATATCGGGCCGGAAAGTTCGGCGATTACGATTGGCGGGACGCCAGCCGAAAACGATTATGTGATTTTCCAGGTCAAGCGCAACGTTGCGGATGGCTCGGACACGATGGCGATTGATGCACGCCTGCATGGCGTCAAGCTTTTCTATACCACGAACGCAGCGACGGACGCATAACGATGCGCTACGACAACATCAACGCAGCTTGTTCGGTGGCTGAGAATGGCTGAGTTTGCGCTACTCGTTGGCGGCAGTTTCAGGGAAGTTAGGCAATACGACGCCAGACCTGAAAGCATCCCGCATAAGTCGATTGAGTGGCTTCCTGTTGTTCGCGAATACGGGGCACCATTCGAAGGCGTCGAGGGCGGGAACTATGTCTTTCGCACGGTTGACCCTGCGACGCTGCCGCCCCCCGTTCCCTTCGTTATTTCCGACAGGCAGTTTTTCGAGCAGATGGCGGTCGCGAAGATCGCCACCGAAGCGGAAGCGGAGGCTGCGGTTGCCACCGGCACGTTGCCCGCATC